TAGGAGATTATCCTTATCCTTGTGCGTGAGTAATTCGTCAAGCTCTGTAAGTATGCTACGGGTGCGTTTCTGCACGTTATTCACTCCAATTTAGTATATTTATGCTAATCTATGATAACAAACTTGCTAGATCTGGGCAAATATCCCTAAATCCACTAGCTCGCACACTGTCAATCTTTTGTATGCTTTGCCAAAATTTATTGTGTGTTTTGTCGTCATTTGTTTCCAGAGACATCACTAGTTTTGTTAGTTCAGGATAGTTTTTAAATTTATCAAACATTATATTTTTTAACTTGGTTGAAACAAAATCTAGTGACAACGAAAAGTCACTGTTTACTACTTTTTGAAATATTAACTCTATAGGATCACCTAATCGATTAGCATTGAAATGATTTTTGTGCCAGTTAACTAGTTCGTTTAGATAAAAAAGGTTTAGATATCCCCAAGTACAGTTTATTTTAAACATGTGATTAACTGGCATATTTTCTTTATACCACTTTAGATTTTCAACAACTTCATTCCATATAGCACCTGTACGCTGATAGTTGAATCTTTCACCCACATCGTCAATGCTAAAATATAATTCGACTAGTTGGCATTCAGCCCACAAATTTAATAACTTTTCTGAAGCACGCTTAGTGCCATTGGTATTATAGATCACATGAACATCTTGTAACCCTTTTACTTCTTTAATTTTTTCTAATAGGTTTATATGGTTATTACTCAATAGAGGTTCGCCGCCGCCATGGAAATGAACATTTTTTATATTCTTTAATAAATCAGGTTGATCAATTTGAATTTGATTAAACTTATCATACTGTAGTCGTTCAATATTTCTCTCAGGGTAAATTTTTTGATAATCACCTATCCACGCACTACTGTTTTGTGGGCCACATATAACGCATTTTAAATTACATAAATTACCAACACTATAATCTATGCTCTGTGGTCCAGTAAGATTTACATTACTGTCTTGAAAATAGTCTTCATATAACTCTTTAGCACCTAATCTTCTACTTTTCAGTCCGTTCTTTTCTGCGTCATAACAAGCAGAGCACCCAGGTATAGGTAAATCCTGATCCACCATTGACTTTAATTGATTATGTTCAGGACTATTCCATACTTGTGCTATATCAAATGTATTAGAAGTCTTTATATATCCAGAATAAAAACTACAGGGATTGTAGGATAGGTTACCATTGAATGACCATATAGCGAGATTTTTATAAATCTCGTAGCAGAAATATTTTTTATTCTGCATTATAGTTTTTCTATCCCGATAATCGGAATATTAACATTGTTATCTAATATCCATTTGATTGAGTTGGCAATATGTATCGGATCTAAATTATTTTCGTTACCAAGTTTATTATCATTTAACCCACTAACAGTCATATGAGTAGTTTTAAATTTACTAGAACACATACTCAAACTCATATCTTTCAAAGCACGTTTTTGTACACTATAATGTGGTAAAAAACTATTACGTCCTTCATATTCTGCTGTACTACCTATATTAAATACGTGACCACTAGTCCAAAGTTCGTGTGTAATTTCTAATATTTTTTGTTGGGCACCATTTGAAACAAAAGAACTATTAACTAATACATTGTAGTTTACGATATTTTTTCTGAAATGTTCTTCATCTTTAGGATCCCACATCCTGAGATCATATCCGGTAGATCTACAAGCAAAATCAGCATCAGGAAAAATCTGTTTAATAGCACGTGCTACTGTATAGTCATTGGGATTTCCTGTACATAATATTTTGTACATCATAGATAATCAGAATAGAACTCTGCAACTTCTGGAAAGATTTTACTCCAATCTTGCCCTCTGATAGCATCAAATTTGCGTATTTCTTCTATCATTGTTCTAATTTTTGCTGGTTGTTCCGACCAACTTGGATTCAATAACTTTACCTGATTTGTAGACAATGTATCTATATATTTTTGAGAAAGACTGTCTAGTCCATAGATTCCGAAAGCCAAATGTCGTTGATGATTAGTAATATCACCTATCCTATTATTAGCATAGTTAGACTTAACCCACTTAGTTAATTCATCTTGATAATATAAGTTAAAAATACTGATAGTTTCTTCTATTAGAAACATCACATTCACAGGAAGTTTTTCTCTTAATGCTAGCATATTATCGACTACTTGATTCCACTTAGCAGGCCAACGTAGATATTCAAAACGGTCATCAATACCATCTATACTAAAATGTAGTTTCACTAAGTGAAATTTTTCAATGGTTGAATAGTATTTTTCTTCAATGGTCTGTGTTCCATTCGTCTGAAAACTTAATGTAAGTCGTTCTTTAGCATTAGGAACCATATCAGCTATGGTATTAACCACCTGCCAATAGTTTTTTCCTAGTAGAGTTTCACCACCAGAAATTACAACCATTCCAAGATTAGATAGGTCTAATTTTTCAAGTATTTTTATGATTTCATCCGCACGCGAAGCTGTAGGGGAACTGATAAAATCTATTTTATTTTCTTTTAGATGTTTTTGCCAATAGGTACTTAATCCAGGGCCACAAGTTCTACAGGCTAGATTGCAACTAATATCAAACATTAGATCCAACCTTTGTGGACCAGACAGATTTTCTTTAACCCCAAATTTGTCTAACATACCAGTTCTAAAACTACTAAGTCCAGCGGATTCAGGTTTTTGGCAAGCCCAACAACTAGAATCCCATTTCCCTAGTAAGTTAGTTTTTCGTAAAGGAGATAGATTTTCATTTCCCCACAGATTACTTTCATCATTAACTATAATATGATCATCTCGTATACAACAATGATTGATTGTTATTTTTTCTGGGTGCGATGATAGATTAATGCTTAGGCCCCCGTGTATCATAGGACAAAATACGGGATTGTTCGTAGTCATTCTACTTTCTTTAATCCTGCTATCATAGATTTTAACTTGCTACTATCTACACTAGCAGTTACCTTAGGAGTATCTTCTACTGGACTTACACTACTACCTGTTTTGATCTGACTTAGAATGTTAGTTGCGCCAACTCCACGTAGTCCACTTTCTTGTGCTTCTTCGCCCGGGTCTGTAATACGCAGTGTTTCTAAATCATACTCTAAGTCTACTTTCATACCCACGCCACTTGAACTACGTGTTTTCATAAGCTGTAGTTGATAACGACCACGCTCACGCATAGCACGGCTAGTAAAGATACCAAACACGTTGTCTGCTGTGTTGATCTTACTCAATCCACCTGCGATGTGACTGTGATCAAATTCGATTTCTTCAACTGCGCCACGATTAAGTTGTGACGCTGTGATCATCAATATGTTTAATTCTTTAGATAGATTACGCAGTTCTTCTGATACATATTTGTCTTTGACAAACAAGTCATTTGGACTAACTTTAGCACTCACTGGCATTACCAAGTCTAAATAGTCTACCATGATAAAGTCTAATCGCATACCTGTCTGTATCTGTAGTTCTTTCAAGTAACTACGTATTTGATTTACATTACTCTGTGCTGGCATATATTTGATCTGCAGCACACCAGATTTCTTACCTACCATCTTGACTTTCATTTCAATAGTGTCTAGGTCTTTGAATACTTCTTTAGTGCTAACATTAGCCACCATACTATCCATACGCATAGCACAAAGTCCTTCGCTCAACTCTAAACTCAGATACACACCGTTAAGTCCTTGAGTAACCCAATTGATAGCTATGTTCTGCATGAACAAGGATTTACCACTACCTGATCCGCCTGCAAAGATATTAAGTTCTCCGCGATTCATACCACCAAATAGTCGTTTATCTAAGGTTGGCCAGCCAGTGCTGACTTGTCCGTTATTACTCTTGATCGCTAATAATCTAGCACGTGGATCTAAGAAGTAGTCAGTGCCCATGTCTTTGGTTAATGATATTTGAACTGCATCTTTGATCAGTTTTTCTACGGGATCATAGTCACCCTTTTCCAGCATATCAGCGGCTTTAAGAATAGCACGTTCAAGTTCGTTACGTTTAGTAAAACCTTCAAACTCTGCTAAGAACCAACTGTAATGATCTTCTGTGAGATCCGGTACGTGTTTACAGTCTACACCTGTGACGGCCTTGACTTGTTCAATCGTTGGCATGGCTTTATGATCATCTGTGTGTGTTTTGATGAATTTAGCTACTTCACGTAATGATCTATCAAAGTTTTCTGCATTATAGATGTTCTGCACACGCACATATGATTGTGCATCCTGTAGCATCATTTCTAAAAATAGTTTCTGTAGTTCTGGGGAATATTCTTTGCTCATATATTTAATTATACAGTTTCTTTTTCATTAGTTCAATCTTGAGTTTACTCGAGTGCTTGCTGTCTAAGATAGT